ATAATTGCAAACGATTCAGTTTACAATATGCAAATGGCTGCCTAATAAGCAATAGTCATTACGGGGTTAATAACCTGGCAACAGAACTATTACTAAGGGTAGCTTCTGCTACCCTTTTTTATTGTCTATACTAAACGCTTCCTACCATTTTAATGTCATAAATAATATTAACAAAACACGGAGACGAAAGCTCCGAAAAATAAATATAAAAGAGCATTATATGACACTTAGAAATGAAGAAGAAAGTACTACCGAAAACGAACCAAAACTTTTTACATATTACGAGACCCCACTTAACCAAAAACTTCATCATTTTTACATAAGTGAAGGTGTTGGAGAACCAGCTAAGTACATTGAAATGATTCATCGTATTAAGACTGCTGGACCAAATGATATAGTTTATATCTATTTGAATACTCCTGGTGGAAGAATTGATACAGGCATTCAAATAATAAATGCAATGAACTCATCACCAGCTCATATCATAACTGTACTTGAAGGAGAAGTTTGTTCTCTTGGTACAATAATTTTCCTCTCTGGTGACGAATATATTGTCAATGACCATTGCATGTTTATGATTCATAATTATAGTGGTGGGACATATGGCAAAGGTCACGAGGTTGTTGCACATGTTGAAGCCACAACTAAAGAATTTGGAAAATTAGCTCATAGCATATATGTTCCTTTTTTGTCTGAAGTTGAACTTAATCGTATCGTTGATGGTGCAGACCTTTGGATGGGTAGTGATGAAGTTCGTACGAGATTACGAAAAATGATCAAGATTATGGAAAAAGATGCAAAAGCACAAGCCAAAGCTGAAAAATTAACCAATAAAACCAAATAACAATAAATGCCCCTTAATGGGGCATTGTTGATTATACCCTCCCAATGTAGTATAATAAGCGTATGAAAGATGTACGTTTAGAAGACGTTATACGAACCTTTATCCCTCTACCACCTCATCCAAATGGACGCGGATTCTATTCTGTCCTCTGTAAAGTTTGCATGGACCACGGAAAAAAGGGAATGAGAGCTGGATTCAAATTTGACAACGATTCCGTTGGATACAATTGTTTCAACTGTGGACACAAAGCTGTATATAATTCCAATGAAAATGCGAGTATGCCTGATCCAATGGTTGAAGTTCTGGATGCATTCAATGTTCCTGATGATGAATGGAAACAAGTCTTATTAACATCTATGGCCCATAAAAATCAAGGAAGTACGAATATTGTACAAACTGGCATAAGTATAGATATAGAACCAAAAGAAATTGAGCTTCCTAAACACTTTTATCCGCTGGGAACAGATGATGATAAATGGACGGTGATTGCAAGAGATTATCTTGAGTTTGATCGTGGCGTAGACCCAGATAGCAGTTCATTTTACCTGTCCACTGGACAAGGTGATAAGCAAGCTGCGAAATGGAAAGGACGGCTGATAATACCAATATACAAAGACAGGAAGCTGATTTTTTATCAAGGTCGGGCTCTTGTTGAGATGCAAAAGAAATACCTGAGTCCACCAGTACCGAAAGATAAGGTATTGTACGGATTTGACAAATTATTTGAAAATACAGAGCGGCCACTTTATATAGTTGAGGGATGGTTTGATGCAAACGCCGTTGATGGTGTAGCAGTTTTTGGAAATCAATTATCCGATGAACAAATCAAGTGGTTGAATAGAAGCCGGAGGCAAAAAGTTATCATACCTGATAGGTTTGGTGATGGACAACTTTTAGCAAACCAAGCAATAGACTTGGGGTGGCAAATAAGCGCACCTGATATCGGAGATTGTAAAGATATGAGTGCTGCTGTAAAACGATTTGGAAAGCTGTATGTCATGAAGTCAATTACCAATAATACATTGTCTGGCTTCGCAGCACAGACAGCTATTGGAGTGTATTGCAAAAGTGGACAAGATAAAGGCAAGAAGAAAAATAAAAAAGCACGTAAGGGAAAGAGGTGAGTATACTGACTTTGACGTAACACCTCAGTTCGTTCTTTTTTGGTGGCACAAATTAAATAGTGCTGTATTCAATAATAAACTAACAACACCAAAAAATATTGAAATTAGAAACTTTCGTGACTGTTGGGGATGGTGTAAAACATATAAAACAAAACCAGATATTGTACTTGGAATAACAAGCAATATGTGGGATCGCAAAACATTTTTAACAGTATTAGTTCATGAGATGGTTCATCAGTGGGAACACGAAACTTATGGAAGAATGTCACATGGTCAAAATTTCCATCAATGGAGAGACCGAATCAAAAGAGATATAGGGTTATCATTAGACGAATATGTAGACGTTGATTAATAATCCATTCTGTAGTATAATACCCATTACATTATAACAAATTCAAAAGGTACTCGCGTGGTTAAGAAAAAAGACTATAGCGCTGAGGATATTAAAATCCTTAGTGACCGTGAACACGTAAGATTAAGAACACAAATTTATTTAGGCAACACTCACCCCACTTCATATAACATTCCTATCTTTTTAGATGGTAAGTTTAGTATTGAAAGTGTTGAGTTTATTCCTGCCGTCTATAAAGCAGTTGGTGAAATCATTGATAATAGTATTGATGAATTTGCACACATTGACCAAAAAGATAAGCATTTAAAAATTACGGCTGACCCAATCAATGGGTGTTACACTATTAGTGATAATGGTCGTGGTATTCCAATTGACAAACATGAGACTGGGAAGTTCACGCCGGAAGTAGCACTTGGTTCATTACGAGCTGGACGGAACTTTTCTGATGATAAAGAGGCTGGTGTAATCGGACAAAATGGTGTTGGTAGTGCTTGCACAAATTATTGCAGTTCTGAATTTCATATCCTTATCAATCGTGATGGTAAAAAATATACTCAATCATTTACTAACGGTGCAGAAAAAGTAACGAAGCCTTCTATCCGTAAAGGTCCTAACAAAACAGGTACTGAAATTTCATTCACATTGGACCCATCTGTCTTTAAAGATGTGGCACTCTCTCCTAAGCTCATGAATAATAGGGCCATTGAACTTGCGTTCACGAACCCCAGAATCGTTGTTGAATATAACAAACACAAGTATAAGTATCGTAAAGGTCTGGAAGATATTGTCAAAAAGTTGGTACAAAATTCAATCCTGGATGAAGGTAGTTATTTTAAATTTATGCATGAGCAAGATGGACTCCAAATGGAATTCTTTATCATACATGGTATATATGATGGGTTAGATGAACAAATATTTTCCTGGGTGAATAGCTCATTATTATTTGATGGCGGATTATGTAATACACAATTCCTTAACGCGTTCTATGATAAAACTATTACGCACTTAAAGTCAGCCGCGAAGAAACAAAAATGTGATGTAACAAAGAATGACATCCGTCAGAATCTTCTTGTTCTTGGGAATTTAAAAATTGCTAATCCAGAATATGATGCACAATCAAAAACAAGATTGACTGGTCCCAACAACCGTAAAGAGATGGGAGAAATGATTAGCGCAATGTGGACTTCTTTCTCACGAAAGAATAAAGGTTGGTTAGAAGAAGTACTCAATCGTGCAGTTGACCGACACCACACAAATGCAAATAAAAAAGCAATTAAAGACCACCAGAAGACTTTAAAGAAAAAAGTCCCTGGATTAAAAGATGCAACAAGCAAAGTAAGATTCAATTGTCAGGTTTTAGTTACAGAAGGATTGTCAGCCGCAAGTATGATTACTGAAGCACGCGATCCCAGCACGACAGCATCGTTTCCATTAACAGGAAAAATTAACAACGTATATGGAACAACACCTGCTCAATTATTACAGATGGGCAAGATTACAAATTTGCTTGCTGCTGTTGGATTGGTTCCTGGTAAGAAAGCATTACGTAGTGAATTACGATTTGGTAAAGTAGTAATAGCTACAGATGCTGATTATGATGGTAGTGATATTTTCACTCTTCTCGTTAATCTGTTCTATACATTTTGGCCTGAATTGTTCAACCCTGCATATGAACCTTTTGTTCATAGATTAATTGCCCCTAATGTTTGTGTCAATAAGGGTAAGAAACGAATTCACTTTACAACACGTGGAGATTATGATAAAGTCAAGTCTAAGTACAAAGGTTGGAATGTTAATTATTACAAAGGGTTAGGCTCAATGGTGAAAGCTGATTGGGAGATGATTTTAAATGGGAAAAATGATATGTTGATTCCTATCACAGATGATGGTAAAATAAAGGATACCCTACAGTTATTATTTGGGCCAAGTGCAGATGCCCGTAAAATATGGTTACAGAATGAAAAATGAAACATCAGATTATATTAAACATTTAACAAAGCATGACAAAAAGAACCTTTCACAAAAAGCATTAAAAGTTTGTGAAGAAGTTGGGGAGTTGGCTAAAGTAGTTCTTCCTTTTGATAATGCATATGCTACTACTCATCGTTTTGTTGACCGTCAACGAATTCTTGAAGAGGTGGCTGATGTATACTTAACGAGTATATCAATTGCATACGACCTTGGCTTCAATGATGATGATATTGAAGAAATGATTTATAGGAAAAGTTTGAAGTGGGGAGATTTGCAAAATCGTGAAGATAGGTTATTGGATAAGTTTGATGAAAATAAAATTCCTTACGAGATTCATGTTACAGTTACAGGTGCAAGAAAAACAGAATTCTATTCTACATGCAAACAACTTGAAGTTAAACCAATTGTTCTTGATTTGCAACTAAAAGATGGCAAAGGATTCTTTGAAGATGTTATGACTTCTTCTGTACATATCGGAAACAATCATTCAGCATATGAAGAATTAGAACGAATAGTTACAGGACTTATTCAAGAAGGATTTACTGTTGTTCGTGAAAAAATTGAGACTGTTCCTTGGCATCCAGCAGCACCATCAGACGAACATATAAATCCAGTGATGCCAAAAGATTGTTATTTTGAATGTCATATTGGCGTTATTATCAATGGTGATGAAGATTATAAACAACTTGAATGTGTAGCATCTATTTGTGATGCTCACTTATCACGAAATGTATTCAAAAAGCATAGTGATGGCTCGTCAACGGTAATGATAACGTACCGTAAGTATAACGGAACATATGAAGATTTTAAAAAAGGAATGGAGTGGTTACAATTGGAGATTGAACGAACGGAATGTCTTACAGAAAAAGTAATTACAGAATTCTCAATTTATGATACGAAAGTATCTCATGACGCTGAGTGGTTAACGAAATGAAAGAGACACTAATATGTTTGGTGATTGGTTATATCAACACACTGCAACAAATTGATATGGAATCTGATGATCCACAAAATGAGCTAGATGATGAGTTAAATAGGATTGGTTTGGCCATAGAATTCGTATCAAAAGAATGTGGATACCCCATTCAAATGGACTTCGGTATGCTAAACTGGATGCATGATGCAAACAAAGAAACTGTCATTAAAACTATAACGGAAGCGTTAGAAAATGAATAAAGAAATTAAATGGTTACGAGACCTTTATCTTGAAGATTTAGGAAAAGAAGTTTGTTATGATGGACATAACAACCGTCCACGTGTGCGCCATGTTGGCAATTGGGAAAGAATTAGAACATTCATAACCGAAGGTACAGAACAGTTAGTACTCCCACTTGATGAAAATGATGAAAGAGATGTTTGGATTTGGAGTGACTTGCATTTCGGTCACAAGAACATCATTAATTTTAGTGAGCGTCCATACGACGATGTTGAACAAATGGATGAGCATTTAGTTGCTAACCATAACGACTATGTCAAAGAAAATGATATTTGTATTTGGGTTGGAGATGTTGCATTCGGTAATGATGAATTTGCAAATAACATTTTAGACCAATGCAATGGTTATAAAATTCTTATTGTTGGAAACCATGACTTCAAGAAAAGAAATTTACGTGACTTGAATTTTGATGAAGTCCATTTGCTTCAACATTATATCATTGATGATATTGATTTAGTATTAACTCATTATCCTATGGATAATCTTGTGGAGCCATATATTAACGTACACGGACACGTTCATATTTATCCACCAAATAATTATTATAGTGATTCAAATCAACACATAAATGTCAATTGTGAATTTCACAACTATAGACCTATCAATTTAAACGAAATTGTTAGAATAGCAAAAATCAGAAGAGATAACATGGATGTATGAATGAATAGTTCAGAATATATTAACAACGAACGAAGAGAATATTCTCTTTATGTGTTACAAATGCGAGCAATCGCTTCAATCACCGATGGTCTTAAAGCAGGCGGTCGCCGCGTATTGTGGACTGCACGCAATGGACAAAAATTTAAGAGTGCTACACTTGCTGGTGCTACAATGCCTTTGCATCCACATGCTGCACCAGAAGGAGCGATTAACACATTAGCTGCTCCTTACGGAAATAACATTCCGTTATTGGATGGCGATGGTGCATTCGGTACTTTATTAAACCCAACTGCATATGGTGCTGCTCGGTACACAAGTGTTAAAGTTTCCAAGTTTACCAAAGATGTAATTTTTAGAGACATTGAAATTATACCAATGGTAGAAAACTATGATGGTACACTTGAAGAACCAAAACATTTCCTTCCTTTAGTCCCAATTGTATTATTAAATTCAAGTGAAGGAATTGCAGTAGGTTTTGCTTCAACTATCCTTCCTCGTGATTTGGAGGATATTATTGCCTCCCAGATAGCATATCTATCGCATAAAAAGTTTGAAGAGTTGATGCCTGCATTCATGCCAACGGATAATATATCAGTTGATTGGATTGAAGATACAAAAGGAAATCCACGATGGATTTTTGAAGGTAAGTTTAAAAAGATTAATGCATCTACTATTAAAGTAACAAAATTACCATATGGTATGTCGCATGAAAAATTTGATAATATTTTGACAAAGCTATTAGACGATGGTAGTTTTGTAGTAGATGTTACTGATAGTTCTAAAGACATTATTGATATTGAAATTAAATTTAAAAGAGGAGCTGTTGATAAGATATCCAGAAAAGATATGCTAACTAAATTGGGCTTAATCAATACAATTTCAGAGAATATGAATGTTCTTGACTTTGATGGTAAAAATGTATTATCTACTAACTATTGTGATGTTGTTACTTCGTTTTGTGATTGGAGATTAGCATGGTACATAAAGCGTTATGAGCGGTTGGCAAACTTATTAAAAACTGATATACAGAAGTACAAAGACATCATTGCGGCAATTAAACGAAACGTTGGTGGAATGGCTAAGAAAATTGGGTCAAGGAGTGAGCTTAAAGAGTTTCTATCAGCAATAAAAATCGTACATATTGATTATATTGCTGACCTTCCTGTATATAGGTTCACAGAAGAAGAAAAGAAAAAGGTTGAAGAAAAATTAAAAAGCGCGAATACTCAGTTGACCCAATATAAAAAATTGTTGTCTTCTGAAGGTGAAAGGCGTATGATATACATTACAGAATTGAAAGAAGTATTACAGAAATACAAAAAGGGTGAATATAATAATGAGTGATGTGAAAGATTTGGAAGAGTTTAATAATAAAGTATCTAAAGGCAGTGAACAGACTTCTACTAGAGTATCGCCTGGAATACAACTTTCTTTTGAAGAAGTAGATGATGAAGAAACAAGTATTGATAAAACTAATGCTGGAGCTAAGATGTGGGCAGTATATGGTAACACATATAGTCCTTGCGAAAAAGCTGTTGACACACTTCCACCTGGACAATATACTATTGAGATGTCACAAGAGCGTGGCATCTTTTTCTCTAATAAAGAAATTAATCTTGATGACTTAATGGCATTACCTGATAGTGCTTCCGAAGAAGTTATTGCTGGAATTAAAACGTTTTGGACTAAAGAGGACCACTTCCGTGACTTTGGTTTCCTTTGGAAACGAGGTGTGATGTTGTGGGGACCTCCTGGTAGTGGAAAAACTTCAACTGTACAAATGGTGTCAAAACATATTGTGGACATCGGTGGACTTTCTGTGTATATTCAAAATCCTGCTGTCGGTGCAAAAGGTCTTGAATTGATGAGACGGATTGAACCAGACCGTCCAATTGTTGTTATCATTGAAGACATTGATGCGATTGCTCAGAACTATGGTGAGGCTGATTTATTAGCATTGCTTGATGGTGAACTCCAAATTGATAATGTTGTGTTCATTGCAACTACTAACTATCCTGAACGACTTGACAAACGGTTAACTAATCGTCCAAGTCGGTTTGATATAGTCAAGAAGATTGGTATGCCTTCAACAGAAGCTCGTGAAGTTTATATTAAAGCAAAAAATCCAAGATTAAGTACTTTGCCAATGCGTGATGAGTTACAGTCATGGATTAAGAAGACAGAACATTTCTCACTTGCTCACTTAAAAGAATTGATTATATCAGTTGAAGTATTTGAAGTTCCTCTTGACGATGCAATTGCTCGCCTTAGTGCTATGATGAATATCAACATCAACTCTGAAGACGGTTATGATAAACGGAAAATGGGTTTCGCTTGAGTTACCAACAAATCAAAGTATCTAATCGGTTACTTTATTTTTATGGAAAGGACCTTCGTACCCTACGTTCAAAAGTTCGGTATATAGATGAGGATATTACTAATTTTAGAATATCAAAACTTTCCAGACGAGAAATGGTTAAGATGTTGGTGGAACACGAACTCAGCAAAGAAGATGTACAAAAATACATTTCACAATGCCATGAATGGGACCAAATGAAGGCATTCGTTGAATATGGCGTATTACCAGACCATTCAGCCGAGTAACGACCAGCATAAATATATCCAAGAGGTATATGACAAATGCAAAAAATTATTACACTAATAGCAGTTATTTTACTTTCAGGTTGCACCTTATTCGGTGCAACATTTGATAACAACGAATACGCTTCGTTTGCACGTCTGCAAACACAATCACACTTCGCAATTAATAGTTGTCCAACACCAAGCGACCTTCGTCTACATATAGATGATATGGTTAAGGAAGTTGAATTTCTTCATATCTACACTAAGCACTTACCGAGAAATACTGAGACACATAATATAGTAACACTTATTCGTGCGAATGTTATTGAACTTAGGAATGGATATGCTAAGGGAGATAAATCTATTAAATATTGTGAAATAAAACTTAACACTCTATCTCAAAGCATACAACGAGCAATGGAAGCTGTTGCAACAAAGGTACATTAATATGGATTTTGAAGATTTTTTAGAACACGAAGAAGAAATAGTACGTAGGACGGCAACTGTCTTACAAGAACTTAATGAGAGTTATGAACGAAAAGCTCTTAACAAAGATGAATACCAAGAACTTGTAAACGATTTAATGGACTTAGGAAAAATTGATGAGTTAGCAGATTCAATTGAAAGCAAAGCAGCTATACAAAAAGCGTTTGCTTCTTTATTAATCATCTCAAAAATAATATAGGCACTCAATATGAGCAGACAGCATGCAACCGTTGCACATGAAATAAATCACTTACTACATGAATTACATACAATGGCACCTGAAGAGATTGAATCATTCTACGGAATTGAATTCAGAAAAGGTGGTATAGTATATGACCCAACATACTCATTAGAATTTAATACTTTGGGGGAATGGGCATCTTTTTCTGTGGAACAGGATTTTGAAGAAAACCACGAAGACTTCCACCCATACGGTGATTACGACGAATAATCGTTGTCTTTACCCAACCAATCTGGTATAATATTCTTTTATAAAGAGGATAGTAATATGAACCTAAATACAGATGGTGATGGTTTTCTATTAAACCGCGATGATTGGAATGAAGAAGTAATGTATCAGTTAGCTAAAACCGATGGTGTTGAGTTAACCGAAGACATGAAAGGCTACTGTCTGCTTGCAAGAGAGATGTTTGAAAATGAAGGAACTGTTCCAGCACTCCGAAACTTTAGCAAAGCGACTGGTGGTGATAGAAAAGGAACACATCTTAATAAATTATTTAACGGTGCTCCTATGAAGAAAATTGCAAAATGGGCGGCGCTACCAAAGCCAATGGGATGTGTGTAATTAACTAAATTGTGAGGTGAAGCATGAGCGAAGCATCTGAATTAATTGCTGTTGCTGTTGATATAACAGGTAAACCATCATATAATGGATATGACACTGTACACGAAGCGTTATGGAATCTTGAAGAAGAATTTAAAGCGTTAGAATTTGGTGAACGGATGAGTCTTTCATTAGAAGTGTTAAATGATTTACATTGTTCCATTTCGTCTCGCATGTTCTTTTATACCTTTGACCAATACGGGGATGAAACTATTTGTGCTTTATTCTCAGGAGAAGATTTAGTCACTCCTTGTCTTGAGTGGCGTTGGCGTGACCTTGTTGATACTGGAATAATGAAAAGTATATATGATATGGACGGTCTATATGAGCACCTTGTAAAAATAGGTGAACTTCTTCCAGAAGATACTATTACCTTAGTTCACTAAATCCCAAGTTCTTTCAACTGTTTAATTGTGTCCTTTGCATTCTTGTGAAGGATACCAATTCCACCTGCCGCTACCCATGAATCAATAGACCGTTGACGGTCATCAATCAACACTCCATTATCAATAGCAAACTTACCTTTGTGTTCACTATGTTCAACAACATTTACCTTTACGTCTTTACCTAAATATTTAGCACACCATTCTCGCTTCTCGCTTGCTGCAGCTTTAATATCACCAGTCGCTGTTAGTACTTCTGGATCATGAATTTTAATATAATCCCACAATTCTTTAAAGTCAGGCATTGGTTCTAACTCTACCCAGAATTGGTTTCCTGCTTTTTCATACTCACGAATTGCCTTCCATAATTTTTTATCAAAGTCTCTATTCTTTGGTGCATTACCTTCTGGAAAATCTTTTGGATCAATTCCCATTACTTTTGATGCACCCTTACCGAAGTCAACCAACACACCATCCATATCAACAAACAATTGATAATCTTGTGGTCCAGCTTTTTCTTTCTGTCCCTTCGGTTCTTGTATCTCATTCAATTTCATTTTAATACCTCTGGTGTTATTTTAATTGAAATAGGATCCACTTTATCAAAACCATCTTTCAATATCTTATTTGAGTCAACAGGCTTTCTTCCTGCTGAGCGGTCAATTGACCAAGTAATGTGGTATGTACTTCCACCAGGTCTTTCAGTGCTTCCATTAACAGCAATTACAAGTGCTTCTACACCTTTCTCATCATCCTTATAACCAACTACTTCAATAGTATCTGGTTGTCTTGGTTTTGGAGTATCTTTAGGTACACCAAATTTCAATGTGACATGATGTCCAATGAAATCTGGATACTTAGGAGGGAATTTCTTTTGGAGTTCCCTTCGTGATTTAGAATCAAGAACTAACGCTGTATACATTTCAAATAATTCCTCTACCCTCATAACGACATAAGTACCATATCAATTTTAATTTTCAACGAATCAAAACTTAATTCATCACCATCAACAACAATAACAGGTACCGCTCGTATCATCCTACCAACATTCTCTTCTAATTGTTCTTTTGAAATATCTTCACCAACAACTTTATATTCGTACTCAGCTTTTTTGCTTTTTAAGAATGATAATACATTCTTGCAAGTAGGACAAACTGGGGTTCCATAAACCGTAATATTCATAATAAATTCCTTATAATTCTAAATCTTTTAATGATGATGCGTCAACATCTTGATTAATATCTGAAACCAAATATGATGAGATTTCAGCTTCTTGTGGGGCGACTTGTACTTCTTTGCCACTAATCCAATTCTTCGTCCATGGTAATGGATCAGTTGTTGGATAGTCAAAATCAATATCAAGTCCAATAGTTCTCATACGCTTAACACCAATATGTTCAATATATTGACACAGAATTTCTTCATTCAATCCAATCATTGAACCATCTTTAAATAAGTATTTAGCCCATGCCTTTTCTTGGTCCATCGCATCTATAAACATTTGATGAACTTCAGCTTTTGTATTTTCTTTAATTTTTATATAGTCTGGATCATCTTTCAACATTGTACGAAGAAAATACTGAGTTGAACCAAGATGGAGGTTCTCATCACGACAGATCATTTTAATTATTTTAGCATTACCTTCCATTTTCTTTTGCTCAGCAAAGTTCCAACTACAAGCAAAACTAACATAGAAACGAATACCTTCAAGAATGTTAATACTATTTAAACACAACCATAATGCTTTCTTGTGTTCATATTGACTATAACTACTGGTAGATACACCAAGTTGTTGAACTTGATAAAAAGTATTCCAATAATGTAGTTCATCATAGTACTTTGAAACATCTGCAGCACAGTCCAAAATTTCTGGAATAGAGGTTATCTGATTAAATATTTCTGATGGATTAGGATATATATTTCGTATGATATGTGTATATGAACGACTATGTATAGTTTCGTTTGCACCCCACGCTTCAATCCAAGCCTCTATTTCTGGCAATGAAGCAATAGGAAGTAGTACTAAATTAGGACCACGACCTTGAACACTGTCTAATAAAATTTGGCGAAATAGATTACTGGTAAAGATGTGTTGCTCAAACTCAGTGAGTTCACGGAAGTCCAACTTATCTTTTGATAAATCAACTTCTTCTGGTCGCCAGAAAAAACTTAACTGCTTTTCGGTAAAGTTTTCAAATGTTGGATACTTTACCTCTTCGTAGCGAGCAATTTCTGGACCACCATTAGGATCTAAAAACATTTTCGCTTTTAGATGATTGGTGGCATTTTTGTTAAAAACTTTTGACATTTTTAATCTCCGTTATAGTTTGCAGGCTTCACAAGACTCTTCATCTTCAAATTCAATTTCACCTGCACCGTCATATGTATTCTGATAATATAATGTTTTAATCCCTAACTTATAAGCATACACAAGGTCTTTAATTAACTCAGACATTGGTACTTGTTCACCTTGATAATTTTCAGGATTGTAATGTGTGTTTGTTGAGATTGATTGATCTACATATTTCTGAAAGATAGCAGCAATCTCTAAGTACCCACGAGTATTTGGCATATCCCAAAGATACTCATACTTATTTTTTAGATGATGAATTTCTGGAACAACTTGTGCCAGTGCACCATCTTTAGAACCTTTAATAGTTACACAACCACGAGGTGGTTCAATTCCGTTCGTTGCATTAATAATTTGAGAACTTGATTCAACAGGCATCAGTGCCATTACTGTTGAGTTACGCATTCCATATTCATTGATATTGTTGCGTAATGTTTCCCAATCCATTTTGAGTTTAGGGTTGGCAATTTCATCAACCGCTTTCTTGTATGTGTCAATTGGAAGAATATTTTGACAATATTTTGTTTCAATGTACCAATTGCAAGCACCTTTTTCTTTAGCTAATTCATTTGAAGCCTTAATTAAGTAATACGAAAATGCTTCTGCATATTCATTAACAAGTTCGTTTGCGGAACCATCAGAATATTTAACATTATTTTTTGCTAAGAAGTAAGCAAGGTTACTAATACCAATACCAAGCGATCGTCTATTCTTTGCAGGGACTTCTGCTGCGATTGTTGGATAGTCTTGATAATCAAGTAACTCATCCAAAGCTCTAACAGCCAACTCAGCGGCTCGTTCAAAATCTTCTGGACAGGTTATTGCACCCATATTAATAGACGATAATGTACACAATGCAATTTCACCATATTTTTCCCGAAACAATGATGCAGACATATCAGCAAATTGTTCATAAACATAATCTCTAATCCTGCTCAATGATGTTAATACAGAAGTCGGTAAAGTAATCTCTACACATAAGTTTGACATACGAATAGGACTGGTGTCTTCCATAAAAGAACCGTGTGTGTTAGTATGGTCAACATTTTGAATATAAATTCGGCCAGTATTGTTACGTTCCATTAATACACTTGATATTAATTCTATTGCAGGTATTGATTTTTTGCGAACACTATATGCACGTTCGTACTTCTCATACAATTCAGCAAACTTTTCTTGATCGGAAAAGAAAGCATCATATAAATCAGGTACTTCATTTGGACTGAATAATGTTATATTCTCGCCCTTAATTAATCTTTTGTACAAATACCCATTGAACTGTACACCATAATCCATATGACGTACACGAGTTTCTTCTGTCCCTTTATTGTTTTTCAATACAACAAGGTCTTCTGCTTCCAAATGCCACAAAGGGAAATATACAGTTGATGATGCACCACGAACTCCACCCTGCGAGCAACTCTTTAATGCTGATTGGAAATACTTGTAGAATGGAATGTTTCCTGTATGGAATACTTCACCACCTTTTACTGCAGATCCTTTTGCACGAATTCTCCCAGCACTAATACCGATCCCAGCACGACGTGAAGCATAATCAACAATTGCAGATGCTGTTTCATTAATACTATCAAGACTATCATCACTTTCAATAAGAACACAACTTGAAAATTGTCTTGTTGGTGTACGTATCCCTGCTAGTACAGGAGTTGGTAATGTAATAGTAGATTTTGAACCTTTTGATATAGCATCGTAATAATCTTTAACATATTGCAATCTGGTTTCTTTTGGATAACGTGCAAATAATGTTGCGGTGATAAGAATATATGCCATCTGTGGTGTTTCAAAATATTCATTCTTTGTTCTATCTTGTACAAGATACTTACCACGAAATTGTTCAATGGCAGCATATGTTAACAGATTGTCTCGTTCATGCTTAGCAATCTTGTTTAACCTATCCCACTCTTCATAATCATACATGTCTAATAATTCTTTGTCATACTTACCTAATGCTACATTATTGACAACGTGTAAGTATAAGTCAGGCGGCTCATATGAATTATATACTTGCTTACGGAGAGTAATATTAACAAGACGGGAAGCAACAAATTGATAATTTGGCGTCTCTTCAGATATAAGATCTGCTGCTGTCTTAATTAACGTTTCGTGTATATCAGATGTTTTTATTTTATTATAAAATTGAATATGAGACTTAACTTCAATCTCTGAAACCGAAACACCATTAATTCCTTCTGTCGCCCAGAAAAGAACTTTATGTACTTTTTCTAAGTCAAATATTTCTGTTGTTCCATCACGTTTAGTGACAACGATACCGTGCTGTGAAAGCATCCAGCATTACTCCTTTCATGTTATAGTTATTATTATCTCAACCGTCTAAACGATTGGATGAAATTTGTTATTCTTTTGTTATGGTCAGTTGTGTAGTCTTTATATCACACTTCTTTAAAAAATCAAGGCCTTCTTTGCCTCTGTATTCTTCAGCATAGAAGACCTCAATTATTCCAGTTTGAGCAATTAATTTTGCACAATCCAGAC